TCGTTCAGGAAGCCGGTCTTGCCCTTGCCGTCGCCCTCCGGCTTGCCGCGCTGGTCGTCGGCCAGGCGGGCCAGGGCGCGGACTTTGCGCTTCCAGCGGTTCATCCCTCTGCCTCCTCCGCAAGTTCCCGGTTGATCCCGTCTATCATCTTCTTCGTTCATTTCTCTTTTCTGGCCCGCTCCCAGTCGGCTAACCGCCGCAGCGCCTTGACGTCCCGCCACGTGGGGAGCGCGCCTTCATGCTGCTCCGCCAGCCGCCACACGGCCAGCGTGACGACGGCGCGCCGGTAAGCGACGTCCAGCAGCTTTCCGAAGCGGTGCCAGAGGTAGCGCAAGTCGGTGACGAAGCCCCGGTCGCGGATGGCGACGATGACGTCATATTGCCAGGAATCTGGTTCCAGCACCCGCAGCTTGAACGGCCCGAACTCGAACCGGTCCCCTGGCTGGCATGGAAACTCGTCATATCGGGCTTGGCAAACCTTGGCGGCGTCCAACAAAAGGCGCTCGGAGAATCTGGCAATATCGCCGCCCGTCCATTTGTAACCGTAGCGCTCCACGCCGCCCAGGGCGTCGTAATGGGCTTCTACCTCGATCAAGCCTTCCTTCTTACTCATCTTGCCACCTATCCCATATTCTATCACACAACTCCTGCACGGCCAATTGCGTCTTCTCCAGCCGCTTGTTGGCCTTTTCCGCTTGCTTGTGGATCACGGCCACGCCGCACAGGACGAAGAACAGCAGCAGGGCGACGGCGGCTTGTCCGAGGCAGAGGAGCCAGATGTTCATTCTAAGTCAAACTTCCCCGTGACTTTGAAAGCGAGGCGGCGCAAAGCACCATGCGTGCTGTCAAGACCCATTGCAACCAGGACGACAAAAAACGTATTGATGCAATTCCAGGCGAACAGAAGAGCGATGAAAGCCGCCAAGTGTTCAAGGTCGTCTTGCAGATACGCCATGAAAAAGTCAATTACACTTTCACGCATCTTGCGCCCTCCTCCAATCCAGCGCGTTCTGCCAGAAAATGTCGTGCCAGTGCAACGTCAACTCGCGGGCAAAGTCGTGCCCCAGGCCAGCATCTACCAAGGTATCATAATATGCCTTGACGAGCGGGCCGCACTGCGAGAGCATGGTTTCTGTTTCTTCGGCTTGCTTGGCGAATAGCACCGGATCAAAGTTAGACATTTGACCAATCCCCCCCAGACAGACCATGAGTTTTCTTGGTTATTATAGGTATGGTAATAACGTACATCTGCACATTGGATGAAGTGGCGGTGAAATTACATCCTCATAGTCGAACTTCATCGTCTGTTGCTTACCGTCCTCCATTTCAACCGCCATCGTGTCGCCCCGTTTCCAAAAGCTGTCGCCCACCTTGATGATCTTCTCGTGCATCTCCGCGCACCAGGGGCAACGTCGTTCGTCAATCGCTGAATACCATTGTTTGAGTTGTATCCCCCACCCGTTGTAAAGCATGTCGGCTGCCCGACCACTCGCCCTGATACTCTCAGTCCTCGATATGTTTTCGCGCCGGTAAGCCGGCATCCGCTGCTCGAACCAGGCGAAGTCCTCCGGCGAAAGGTCGCCCCCCATCCATTGCCCGAAAACTTCTTCCAAATGCTTTTGCATCGTCGGGATGCTCCACCCCTCTTCCATCGCCTGCCTGAAGACCTGGCTCATCATGTTGTCGGTAACATCAATGATTTCCTCGGTGAACGGCATCAGGTAGGAATCCAGGAACTCGCTGGTGAGTACGTTGTACACGTCGAATTCCATCCCGAACTCCGCGTTCAACTGCGTTGCCCTGTCCACTATCAGCCCCGATACGACTGGCACGAACGTCTTCCGCCAGTTGTCCTTGCCCGCCATCGCCAAATAATCGGTCACCGCCAGCAAGACCGTCCCCCAGGCCACCGTCGCCTTGTCCTGCAATGCCTTCGCCTTGCCTTCCGAGACAATGGCCAGGATCTCCCGCAGGTCGTTCCCGAACGCCTCCGCCGCCGCGTCCCCGAAGCGTTTCTCCCACGAGCGGGCCTGGGCGTCCATCTGCTTCCAGAAGGCGGCTTTCTGCTCGGCGGTCATGCGGGACTGCTCCGGCGCTTCCGTCTCTTCCTCTTGCGCTATGGCCTTGGCTTCTTCTCCCTCCGCCTGCTCCTGCGCCCCCGGCGCGCCTTCCTCGGTTTCGGACTCCGCTTCTCCCTCCTCCCCGAAGCCCCGCGCCGGGACCTCGATGAGCGTCATGGGGATCAGGTACACGTCGCCGCCCTCGACGGGGTCGAATTTGAGCACCGAGCGGTACTCGTTGCGGGTGATGCCCCCCGACTTGAAGGCCGTCGCCGCTGCTTCTTTCTTATCCGCCTCCGTCGGCGTCAGGGCAGGCACCCTGGACAGGTCGAAGGCCACGAACTCGCCGCGCTCCCCTTGCAGGTAATACTGGTAGTCCGCTTCGAACCAGCGCAGCTCCGGCGCCATCGTGTCCTCCCAGAACGCCTTGCGGGCCTCCTGGTAATTCGCGTAAGTAGCCCTGGAAAGGCCGATCCGGGTGCCGATCAGGATGGGCGGCACGCCGAAGGGTCCGGTGATGCGGGCCTCGCTGCGCTCGTCTATGACCTCGAAGCCCATCTCGTCAAAGGACAGGCCGAGGCGCTGGTACTCGCCGCCCTGGTCCAGCACGGCGATCTTGTGCATCTCGTCCGTGCCGCCGTAGATCTCCATCCACCGCTCGCGGGCGCGGGCCACGTCCACGTCCGTCATCGGCACGTCGAACTTCAGCAGGCCTGGCGGCATCGCGCCTTTCTCGAAGAAGAGCTTGAGGTACTTGGTGACCTGGTTGTCCACGTCGGCCGAGCGGGCCATGGGGGAGACGGGCGAGAGGCCGTAGCCCAGGCCGTCGAGGGGGTCGAGCGGGTTGGGAAGCTTGACGTGGATGACCTGTTGCGGCAGATAGGGCACGCCGTCGGCCTGCGATTTGCCTTCGGGCACGTAGTAGAAGCCGAGCAGCTTCTCGTCGCCGTCCCTGGCCTTCAGCGCCTTCCCGCCAGCGTCCAGAAGGGCTTTGTGTTCCCCCTTCTCTTTTTCGCCCACCCTCCACGTCGGATGGAACTTCATGGTTTTACCACGGTAGTCGGGGTGCGGGACGATGTACGTCCTGTCCGGCCGCAGCAGCCACAGCGCTTTGGGCACCGGGCCGCCGTCGGGGTCCGGTTCCACGTAGATATAGACGTTGCCCGCCAGGTTGAGGTAGACCTCGGCGATGCCTTGGAACTCGCTCCAACTCATGTAGCGGTTGGGGCGGGCCGCGAGCCGCTGCAAGGGGTGGTCGGCGGGCAGGAGCTCCGGTTCGTCCTGCGTGCCGCCGTAGGCCCGGAGCGGCGCGATGGTGATGGACCGCACCTTGTACATGATGGCCGAGTAGACGACGGCGTTCTCGTTGAAGCCCTCCTGGGCATAGGCGGTGTAGTTGACGATCTGCCACTGGGGTTGGCCCATCCTCCAGGACGACCACAGGAACGGCGCGGCCTTCGCCTCCCCTGGCCAGGTGGGGACGGCCATCGGGGCACGGGCGGCGGGGCGGCGCGGGGCCATGTAGCGCGTGCCGTAGCGCCAGAAGTCCAGCGTCCATCTCAGGCGTTCAAGGAAGTTCGGTTTGTCCATCATTATTCTCTGTCCCGGTTATAGAAACGAAAGAGCATAACTATGAAAAACGTTTGTAGCAACTCAATCATAACGAATAACCACTCGCTGTCTGTCATCCCACGAAAACACCTTTACGCTTCAAATTCGCCAACACCACCGCGTCCCCGCAGTCAGGCGAACGCTTCAATCGTTTGACGATATCCTCCTTGCTCTCTACCTGGACGCCCTGCGTGGTGATCTTCCATTTCGGTGCGGTCAGATCGGCCAGCAGTTCCGGATCGTCGGGCAGGGCCACGTCGTCGCCGTCGTGCGGGTCCAGGCTCTCCCTCATGCCCCAGTACGCCTCGGCCCGCACGTTGCGCATCTCCAGCCGCTTCGACTTGTCCCTGGCTTTGGTGCCCTCCCCGAAGTTGACGCCCTTGACGCTGAAGCCTTGGTCGCGCAAGATGTCGTAGGGCGACGAACCCCAACCGACGATGTCCAGGTTGACGGGCACGGACTTGTCCCCGCCGACGGCGCTCACCACCAAAGCCGCCGCCCTCGGCCCGTCGGTCACGGCTTTGCCGGGATGCTTCGCCAGTTCGCCGAACCAGTTACCCCAGCGCGGGGCCATGACCATCCTGTCCTTGCCGCCCCTGGCTACGTCCACGCCCAGGCAGGTCATCGGCTCTCCCGGTTTCTCCCTTTCCTTCCACCGCTCTTGGGCGAGGCGGACCCAGTCGGTCGGTATGATCTGCCAAGGGTCATCCCCGACTCCGATAGTAAAGTCTCCATATAGGAGCTGACTTCTGAGAGGCTCCGGCAATCCCTGTAGAATTGCCTCATAGCCCGTGTTAGCAAGGTAAGGGTTATCCGAAAGGCGTGCAGGTATAAAAGTGCGGCTTTTGGGCTGAATCGTTTCTCCGTCATGCTCGAACGGCTCACCGCTTTCCACCTCCACGTCCTCGTCCCCGACCCTGGCGAACCAGCGCAGTTCCCCCGGCACGGCGGGGTCGGGGTGCTTCTCGTCCAGCCAGGGAGCCCAAAATTTAATTACCCAACGTCCCGTTGCTGCTGTGGGTGGATTACCACAGGCAATCACGCGAACTCTCTGGCCAAGAATCGTAGTCCTGGCCCATGCTGTCAGAAATCTAAATTGATGCTCAGTGAAATCTGCGATTTCATCGAAGGCCACTAAATCGTGGGGACGACCTTTGAATCGAATTACATCCTTCTCGTATTGGCAACTTGCTAGTTCAAGAATACGATCACCAGGTATGTCCCTCCAAAGCCCACTGACTGAATTGTATTTTGCATTGGTGTCAGCGAGAATCTCGTGGGTTCTCAAGACCACATCGCGAAGCTGCGGAAATTCCCGGCGTAGGAGCAAGCTCTTTTTGTGGCTTGTAAGGGCTAATCCGATAAGCAGATCGCTTTTTCCCCCGCCTGCTTGCCCTCCGAAATAAAGAATATCTGCTTCAGACAAACATGCCTGAAGTTGAGGCCCAGGGAGCGGCAACCAAAGTGCTTGATCCGGATATTGATAAAGATAGGTCAACCGAGCCAATTGAGTTTTCACGCATCTTACACGTAACCAAACGATTTATACATCAGTATGCGATTAAAGGCACTCGCCTGCCCTTCGCTACCATGCAACCAGTTATGATAACCCTGACTACATACAAATAAGTTTTCGAGACGGTTATCATGTTTATTCCCATTCAAATGATGTACCAGTTCATCTGAGCACAAAGGGCGCCCAAGTTCTTTGGCTATGACAACGCGGTGCCCTAATTCATTATCAACAAATACATAAGGCCGATGATCGCCGTTTGCGTGCAATCTGGCAACGTGGCATTCCCAACATACCTCGGCCCGCCTTGCCATTAGCTTGCCACATCCGCAAATATTATATTGTGGGGCTTCCGAAGGGTCTATGCCTCTAGTGTCAAGTAACGCCCGGACAGCCTCACTATCAGACTCCTTAATACGTTTATGTCTTCGGCAATTCAGGCATAATGCTGATGTCTTCGCTTTCGGCGCTCCACATTCACAAAGGTTGTATTGACATGTATCACGGGGACTTCTGCCTTCGGCACTAAGCAACGCTCGCATGTTAGCACTATTGAGCCTCCACTCACGCCTCCGACACCTCAGGCATCTCTTCCCGCCAGGACTTTTGAGTCCACCACACTCAGGACAAACGTAACGCTCCGGCTTGGATGCCTGGCCTACGCCAGCACATTTACTACATCTTTTGGATGTCCGATACTTATAGCCCCCACAATCAGGGCAAATATTCACGTTCGACATCTTGTTCCTCATTAGCTTGTGCATAAATCTCGGCAAGCTGCTTTAGTGCTCGCTCCTGTTGCTCTGCCGTTAGTTGTACATTCCCTACCAGCAATGGCCCACCTTCCGCCCCGGTGATCTCCTGCCGCAATTTTCTTCCCCCTGTCTCCTTTGCTAAATCATCCAACACGCCGCGCAACTCACTAATGATAGCCGCATTGAATCGCTCAATATCTATTCGCTCAATATTCTTACCAGCGCCAATTTGCTTGACATCTGGCAACCATACATTATGATAATTCCCGTCTTCACCCTGCTCATAAATTTGCTCAATTAGGAAGTGTGCCAGCCTTTTTAACTCAACGGCACGCTCATAGTCAAGTGCAAGCCCAGATTGCATGATTTCTTGACGCAGAGTATTTTTCTGACGCTCTAATTCAGCATCGTATGCGCTAGCACGATCCTTCCAATCAAAGTGGGCAGCCCAACTTCGAAGGGTAGGGTAAGATTGCGTAGGATGTAGATGTTTGTCAGCTTTTGCATATCTGCGCCATAAATCGGCAACGGAACGACCACGCCCCATCCGTAGATAATCATTACAAGCTTGAATCGCCTTTTGTGATTCGCCTTTTTGCCTCTCTCCTGCTAATGGCTCTAGTCTTTTCATTTTCCAATTCAACCGTTACTTTCAATATCCGCTGCCGCCACGCTAGCAACTCAATCGCGTTTGCCATTTCGCTTTCGGGAATATCTAACTGGATTCTCATCCCATCGCCTGCACCAGTGATCTTGATAGCTGATTGGATAGATGGGAAGGCAGCCAAGAACGTGACTTTATCCATTAGAAAAAAGGGAGACCCCGCAGTCTTTGGCGGTTCATCTTTGCCCAGAGAAACCGACAGTTAGACTTTGGGGTCACGAATGGTAAAAACCGCCTCTGCCTATGGTTTCTCTGGGCAGTTCTATTTTACTACATAGAGTGACTATTGTCAAGACATATTAGGCCAGCGAGCGCAGGCGCACGCGCACGCCGGGCGCGATCTCCAGGCCGTCTTCGGTTGTTAGGGCGTCCAGGTCTAAACTCATTCTCTCACCAAGGCGGCTGCGTCGGCCATTCCGTCGCCGTCGGCCTGGGCGTGCTGGTCGGGTAGGGCGTCGGCTGCGGCTGCGGCGTCCAAGTCGGCCTGCACGTCGGCGTCGGCCTGGGCGTGTAAGTCGGGTCGGGCGTGTAGGTCGGCGCGGGCGTCGGCGCGATGTCGCAAGCCAGCAACAGGATGCAAACGACGGCCAGGATCAAACGCCTGTCCATCACCAAGGCGGCTGCGTCGGGTACCCGGTAGCCGTCGGATAAGGCGTGTCCGTCGGCAGTGGCGGGGCGGGCGGCGCAGGCGTCCAAGTGGGGCGGCAGGTGGGCGTCAACACGGGCGTGTATGTCGGCCTGGGCGTGTACGTCAATTGCGGCGTGTGGGTGGGCGGCGGCAGGGGGCAGCTCTCCCACCACTCGGCCAGCTCCTCGGCCAGCGGCTCGAAGAACACCGCGTGGCGCACAATCGCAGAACCGCCCGTGACAAGTCCGTTGTTGTAGTATCCGCGCCCGTCGCGCTCGACGCCGTACCCCGAAAGCGCCGCCAAGCACTCGCCCGACGGTCCGCCCGGCACTTCGCGGGTAGTGGCGCAAAACGTCGGGGCGATGGGGTATTCGTGGTCCATGCTGGCTACGTGAATTGTCTCAGTCAAACCTTCCGACGTGACGACCTCGAAGTACGACCGAAACCACTCCACGCTGCCCGCCGGGAACTCCTCCGGCCAACTCCAAGAGATAGCGCAGCCGTCCGGGATCTCCGCGTCGGGCGTGCACCCGGCGACGCGGACGACTTGCGTGGCGACGGGCGTGCCCCCCTCGTTGCGCACCTCGATGTCGGCCACGAATTGCCAACTCTCGTCGGCTTGCTGCGTCTCGCTGGCGGG